AGATCATATGATGGTGGTGTACAATTTAGTACATTCACAAGTTCACACAACGAACAAATTATTCGTCAAACACGTAGATATTTCCGATACCAGTCTGGTAAAGGTATTCAGATGAGTACAGGTACCATTGTAAAACCAAGCTTGGCTGTTGATAATCTTACCAGTTCGGGATCCACAGTAACAGTGTTTACAAAGTTTCCACAAATGATACAACCGGGCGTGACTATAAGAGTAACAGGCTGCGCTGACCCTGCCTACAACGGATCATTTACTGTTGCACAGTCAATTGACAGATATAGATTCACTTACACAGCACTAAGTACTCCAGTATCAGCTATTGCTGGCGGACTCCCGCAAATTTCTATTACAAGTTGGACCGGTGCCAGTGTTAGATTGGGAATGTTTGACAGTCAAAACGGTCTTTTCTTTGAATTTGATGGTCAACAGTTGTACGCAGTAAGACGAAGCAGTACATATCAAATTGGTGGGTTAGGTAATGTGGCTGTTGGAGGTTCTGTTGTAACCGGAACAACCATCAACGGAACCACAACATTGTTTAGTAAACAACTGGCACCTAACGATTTTATTAACATCAAGGGATCGACCTATCGTGTAACTGATATTGTGTCAGATACAGTTATGTACATCACTCCCGCCTATCGTGGATTGATTAGTGCAAACAATGCTGTAATTACCAAGACCATCGACACACGCATTCCACAAAGTCAATGGAATGTTGATCGATGTGACTATACAGGACCTAGCGGATATAATATAGATTTAACCAAAATGCAGATGTTCTACATGGATTATTCATGGTACGGTGCAGGTTTTATTCGTTGGGGATTCAGAGGCACAACAGGCGACATCATCTATTGCCATAAACTAATTAATAATAATGTTAACTATGAAGCGTATATGCGTTCTGGTAACTTACCAGCACGTTACGAAATTAACACTTTTGCAAAAAATGCAATATTGGCCCAAAACTTAGGCTCAACTGACAATACAGTATCTGTTAGTGATTATAATGAATTTCCTTCATCCGGATCATTATGGATTCACAATGAAACACAAAGTGAATTTGTTCAATACACCGGAAAAGGTGCCTCAGCTTCGTTGACATTTGCCCTAACTGCTGGTAGTCCAGTGATTACCGGAGTAAGCACCGCAGGAGTAACAGTGGGACAATTTGTATCCGGTAACGGTATCACAGCCGGATCAACAGTACAAAGCGTTGTTACTAATACTTCGGTAACGTTAAGTGCACCGGTTCTGTTTACAGATAATTCAGAAGTATTATCATTTGCTCCAACCTTCACAGGATTGACTAGAGGTTCACCAGGTGTTACTCAAACAGTTACACAAACAGCCAACAGTGCAATAGTTACTACCAGTAACACAGTCAACGTTAGAGTTGGTCAGTTTGTAGTTGGCACCGGTATACCTAGTGATACATTTGTATCAAGTTTTGTAGCCAACAGTTCTATCACATTAACTGAAGCGGCCACATCAACTGCAACACAAGCAATGATTTTTGGACAAATGGGCACAGGCGGACCACAAGCGTTTGCTTACAACGCAACTGCACCCGTTGCAATTGAAGCACACAGCCCAAATTTTAGTCCTCAGATCAGTCACTGGGGCACCAGTATTATCATGGACGGTAGATACGATGATGATAAATCGTTTGTGTTTACGCAAGGTATGACAAGTACACTGGCATTTACTTCTGCAGGCGGTGGTAAAACAGCAGCGTTAATGAGTTTTAGAGTTGCACCAAGCGTGAGCAACGGCTCAGCTGGTACAACACTAGGTGCTCGAGAAATTGTCAATCGTATGCAGATGGTTTTACGTCAGTTAGACTTGTTCAGCTCAGGCCAGTTCTTGGTTACGCTAGTACTCAACGGTACAGCAAACATTGCAACACCTTCATGGACCAATGTTGGCGGATCAAGCTTGGCACAATATATTAATCATACAGGAAATACAACAGTTAGTGGTGGCGAAACAATTTATGGTTTCTATCTAGACACCGCGGGTGGTGCAAACTTTACTACTACACAGCAAGATCTTGCCCTGGTTCGAGATATGGGTACAAGTATTTTGGGTGGTGGAGAATCAGCTGGCAACAGAGCGTTCTACCCAGATGGCCCGGACGTTGTTACTATTGTGGCACAAAATATTGGTACAACAACAGCATCATGTGCAGCACGTTTATCATGGACTGAGGCACAAGCGTAATCATGGCAGGGAGAGGGTCAATACAGGTTACTCCTCTCTCCGCTGACCACGGTACTTATTATATTGGTTTACAGCCAACAGATCTACGCACAACTAATTTCAATTTTGTTAGCCCACGTCTTACATATAATCCTGCAACCGGTACGTTAAATGTCAGCGGCATTAGATATCGTAATGCCGGAACTACAAATAATCATCGGCCCAGATCTGCAATCACTTACATTGATCGGGCATACACTCAATCAATTACGCAAGGTGTATTAACTGATGTTGTTCCTTTTTCTGTATCAATAACTCCAAGCTCTACACAGAGTAAAATAGCTATATTTGTAAACTGGATGGGCGAACATAATACAACAGCTAACTGGGATGCTCTTTACGGATTAAAACGAGATGGTGGCGAAATTGGTCCTCCGTTAAATGTTGGAAACAGGACTGGAGGCATGGTAATGTCGGCAAACTCGTATTATACCGCTAGTGCGGATAACAATAGTACACCTGAAGCATTTTCTTTATGTTATTTAGATTCCCCGGGCACAACCACAGCAGTGACTTATCAACTTACAGTTAAATCCGGAACAGCAGCAATAGCACTATATACAAACAGAACAGTTGGTGATGTATTACAAGCATCGGATTACGAACGAGGAACTTCGTCTATTATTGCAATAGAGGTTGCGTAATGTATACACCATCGGTACAGATACTTGATGTAACAGGACAAGGGTCAACTGCATATCCAACTATGCATCCTACCACAACCGGAAGCTCACCTACACAATACATTGACCCCAAGTTAAATTACAACCCAGCAACAGGAATTTTATCTGTCAGACAGATTGCATTTAATAATTTTAACTTAGGGAAGAATCACTTACCACAATCAGTACAAACATATTTTACCACGCCAACCAGTCAAGCATTTTCGGCATATATTCCTGACAATGTTTCAGGATTAACTGCAAGTATTGTACCTAAATCAGTAAACAGCAAAATTTTTATTACAGTTAGATGGTCAGGTGAGTTCAGCAATGACAATTATGTTTACAACTCAATGTGGGGACTTAGACGCAACAGTGCTGTAATTGGAGCTCCGGTTGACACCGGTGGCAGAATTTCAGGCATGCAGACCGCTACCCAATCATATAATATTGCAGATAATAACAGTACATCTGAAACAATGAATTTTACTTATTTGGATTCACCAAACACCACTGAGGTTTGCACATATACGGTAACATTTCTTTCATATGTTGCTATTACGTTATACACAAACAGAACAGTTGGCGATACAAATGCTGCAGGTTATGAGCGAGGCACATCCTGCATTACACTATTAGAGGTCGCATAAATGTTACAAAGATCTGGCATGCCAATTCGTGTTGCTGCAGAAAATAAAGATTACACAATTAATCTTCAAGGAATTACCACTGGAGAAACTTACACTACATTGAAAGATAGTAATTTGTTGTTTAATCCAGTTACTGGCGTATTAACTGTAAACGGAATTCAGTTTCTTAATACCGCACAAACAACAACAGGATTGCCGCGTTCTGCGCAGACTTATCTAAACTCGCCTACATCTCAAAGTGTAGCTGCTTATACAGTGACTGATATAGCTGGATTACGGGCAACAATCACCCCAAGCTCAATTGATGCAAAAATTTTAGTAGTGATTCGTTGGTTTGGCGAATTGGGTTCTGCTGGCACTGTATGGGATAGTATGTTTGGATTAACAAGAGATGGTGCAATTGTTGGTAATCAAGATCCTGTCAGCGTCGGGGCCAGAATGCCGGGTATGGCAACTAACACCAGCAGTTACAATCATGCTGCTAATGCCGATAGCACTCCGGAGGTATTACAATATTATTATATTGATAGCCCTGGCACAACTAATCCTGTAACTTATCAAGCAACATTTCAGGCTACAACTGCTCAAACACTGTATACAAACAGAACAGTTGCAGACACAGACACAGCAGCATCTTATGATCGTGGAACATCAAATATTTTTTTAATGGAAGTAATATGATATCACAAGCACTTACTAAATTACGTCCTGGTGCAACTTGGATTCTCCGCGGGGAAGAATCTTACGCTAACATTGAGTGGACTGATTCAACACAAACAATGCCCACCGAAGAAGAAGTACTGGCAGAAGCAGCTAGCCTACAAGCAGAGTGGACTAACAACCAATATCGCCGCGATAGATTTCAAGCATATCCAAGAATACAGGATCAACTTGACATGATATACTGGGATCAAGTTAATGGTACAACTACTTGGCAAGATGCCATTGATGCAGTTAAGCAACAATACCCTAAACCATAAATACACAATGCAGTCTATTAAAAAATTATTTCGTAACAGTTACGATGGCGAAAACGTAGTTATAAGTGCCGACTATGCAGATGGTAGTTGGGTGTACGAATACGAAGATATGCCCAAGACTATCAATAACACTCGTTACGGAAATAATGCATTGGTCATTGGCAATGGGGTTAATAGATTACTGTTTGATTTAAACGCAGTTAAGAAACAACAAATAAGTGCCGGCAACAGACGTGTATTACAGACATACGGTTGTAATGCACTGTATAGAGATTTTGCTCCTGATCATTTGGTAGTCACTGGAGAAATACCAGCTGAAATTGCACAAAGCGGTTATTGCGACCAGCACGTGGTATATGCAAATGGCATCAATGTTGCCAAGTATCCGGGCAAGTTTCATCTTGTTCCACAAGACCCATCTTGGAATTCCGGAGCCATTGCTGCATACTTGGCCTGCTTTGATGGCCACAGTCGAGTATACTTGATGGGATTTGATGGCAACGACACCGCAGATAGAAACAACAATGTATATGCAGGTACAAATGCATATAAGGACAGCACCGACGATCAAAATGATATATTTTGGGCACTGGCAATGACTCATGTGTTTAAAACTTATCCTGTTGTGGACTTTGTATTGGTTAATAGTTCAGGTAGAGGATATATGCCTAGTCAATGGCAAGGTTATACAAACTTACGCAGGATCGACTTCAGGCAATTTGTCATTGAGTGTGATCTGTAACACATTCTCAACAGTTTTAATCTTTTCTAAAACAACTCGAAAATTAAAAGTTCTCCATACTCCGGGATGTAAAGGTTTGGGATGATCATCAATACTGGTCCAAGCATATCCTCGATGTTCATCATTTAATACTGGCACAAACTCAGCATCAACAGGAATAACATAAGTGTGATATTCAAATGTTCCGTTGTCACTGGTAAATTTTTCCAATGGAATAATTTTTTCGTATGTGATAGATCCAATTTCTTCTTGAATTTCTCTTTGTAATGCCGCAGTAGGACTTTCGCCTGGCTCAACACCGCCGCCAACTAAACCCCATGACCCAGCATGACGTTTTTGATTACGTAGTAAGAACAGGTATCTATGAGTTGACCTACTGTAGATTAATGCACCGCAGCCTATATTATTAGGGACCATTCACCGCCTCGATATACACCTTCAACACTCTTGACCCATTCTTCGCCGGTCCATCTATATTGGACACCGGTATTGGTGTTAGTAATGTATTCTGTGTCTGATTGATTAGCACTATCGAATACCACGTTCCACGCACTTCCGTTGTATTCAATAATGTCGTTTGCATAAGCAACTAAAGTTCCCCATATTACACTGCCTGTTACATTAATATC